CGATATAGTTATTAGAACTAGATTTGATTTACAATTTACAGATTATATTTCTCCTGAATGTAAGTTTTTAACGGATATAACTCAATTAGATTTAAACTCTATAAATGTATTCCAATATCCTTTTATTAATGGGTATCCTACACGAGTATCCGAAGTAGATGACCTATTTGCTATTAGTTCTATGGATGTAATGAATATTTACTCTAATTGTTTTTCTTATATGTTAAAATACATTTATATGGATGAAGAATATCCTAAGTGGTTAGATACAGTAGTTTCCGAAAACCCAGATAAACTTTGTCCTGAAAGTCTATTAAAATACCATTTAATTACAAATAAAGTAAATATAGAATATATTGATAGTCTAACAGAACATTTTACAGCCCATATTTTACGATGAAAATAGCACTATTAATTAGCGGACAACCTCGTAGGTATAGAGAAGGATATCAAGAACTAAAAAAATGGTTTTTAGATAAGTACGATATTGACGTATACCTACATGCTTGGAAAGATACTGAATTTAAAAAATACGATTTTTTTAATGAGGGTAAAGTTCAAAAAACCTACGAAGTAAAAGATGATTTATATCAAAATTTACTTGATTGGTATCAACCTAAAGGTTATTTATTTGAACCTTCTATTCAATTTGATGGGACAGATATAAAAGGTAAAAATAACCAACGCCTAAACTCCCAAATGGGAATGTGGATGTCCGCTTACAGATCATGGCAACTCTGCGAACAATCAGGTATTGAATACGATTTAGTATTTAAAACACGTTATGACTTACTATTCACTCATCAAGTAGCTAGTAATTGTCAATTATTAACTGATTTAACTTCATTAAATACAGACCGAGTACATTTTTGGGAATATGCTCCTCACTGGAATATGGATTATCAAATTAATGATCAATTAGCAATTGGTCCTCCTAATCTAATAAAAGATTATTGTAGCGTGTTTCCTGAAATGCTTTATAATATATTTCTAAATCCTGAATATAGGGATGGAAATGACGACATTTTTATAAATGAAACTCTTTTACTACAACATATAAATAATAAAAACATCCCTTTAAAACCAATGTACCATGGATTTGATGGTAGTAGAGGTATTGATTGTGGTTGTCATATAATGAGATAATATGGAAAAAATTAAAGTTTTTGCTCACGGTCCTTATGTAGGGACTACTGGTTATGCTAATCATACTCGTGATTTTTTTAGACATTTTTCTAAATACGTTGATCTAAAAGTTCGTAATTTTACTATAGGTAAAAATTGGGAATGGCCTACAGATGAACCCCATAAAGAAGATTATATTAATGATTTAGATAAAAAATTACTAACAGAACAGACTTTATGGGTAAATGATAGACATAGAGAAGATTTTCCTATATACAAAAAATATTCTAATGAATTTAATCATGATATTAATATTATTTTAGAAGAATCTAATCATCATTATTTTTACGATAGTTATAAAGGTCCCAAAATAGCATATAATGTTTGGGAATCTACTTTACAACCCTTAGAATTTTTTAGTAAGCTAAAAGAGTTTGATCAAATTTGGGTCCCTTCAAAATGGCAAGCAGAATGTACTATAAAACAAGGAGCTGATCCTAGTAAAGTAAAAGTAGTACCCGAAGGAGTTGACACTAATACTTTCTACCCAGAAGACCCTCAAACTACTTTAGATTATACAGATGGTCGTTTTAAATTTATTTTATTTGGGCGTTGGGAATATAGAAAATCGACTCAAGAGATTATCGAAACTTTTCTTAAAGAATTTACTCCTGAAGATCCCGTTGATCTAATATTATCTGTTGATAACCCTTATGCTAATGATAATTTAGAAACAACAGAAGCACGTTTAGAACATTATGGTTTTAACGATAATAGAATTAAAATCAAACATTTTCCTTCAAGAGAAGATTACATTACATATTTAAAAAATGGTCATGTATTTTTATCTTGTGCTCGTAGTGAAGGTTGGAATTTACCTCTAATTGAAGCCATGGCCTGTGGAACCCCTTCTATATATTCATCATGCTCAGGCCAAATGGAGTTTGCTGAAGGTAAGGGTCTACCAGTAAAAGTTAAAGGAGAAGTTAAAAATCCAAATCATATAGGTAATTACTATGAACCTGATTTTGAAAACTTAGCTCGTGTAATGCGTGATGCTTATGAAAATTATACTGACCATAAAAAACGTGCTATTGAAGAATCTAAATTAATTCATCGTGATTTTAATTGGGATAAAGTAGCTCAAATTGGATATAATACTTTAAATTCTTTTATGGAAAATTACACTCCTCCAGCTCAGTTAGATACTTTTCACGTATCTTATTTAGAAGGTCCTAAAGTAGAAATTAAAGGGGATTCTGATAAAGAATACCTAGTAGAATTTATAGATGGAGATACTAATGAAATAGTATATAGTTCTACTATTAAACCTAATATGTGGACTTCTTGTGGAAGAAAATATTTTACTCGTTGGATTATTAAAGTAGATGGAAAAGTAATAGATAAATTTAATATAGAAAATAGAAGGGTACTTATTAGTCTTGAATCTAAATCTTTAGGTGACACAGTAGCTTGGACTCCTTATGCTGTAGAATTTGCTAAAAAACATAATTGTAAAGTAATAATGTCTACTTTCCATAATGATTGGTTTAAAGGAGTAAAAGCATATAAAGATATTGAATGGTTAGAACCCGGTAATTCTACCCCATGTGAAGTTGTATATAGAGTAGGATGGTTTAGAGGAGATAATGGTAATTGGGATAAATATGATTCTTACCCTAACCAGATTAATACAATCCCTTTACAACAGACCGCTACTGATATTCTAGGACTAGAATTTAAAGAACTTAACCATGGACTTAGTTTTACTAAACAAAAAAGACCTATTAAAGATAAATATGTTGTTATAGGTCCTCAATCAACAGCAGGATGTAAAGAATGGCCTAGAAAAAACTGGATTACTCTAACTAAATTACTTAACCAAATGGGATATCAAGTAGTGGCTTTAACTAAAGACCAAATTGATTTACCTAATGTAATTAATTCTTGGAATCAACCATTTGATAATATTGCTAATTACTTATTACATGCAGATTTATTTATAGGTTTAGGTTCTGGGTTATCTTGGTTTAACTGGGGGTTAGGTAAACACACAGTAATGATAAATGGATTTGCTGATAAAGATCATGAGTTTACTAGTAAAACTACTCGTATTATGAATGAAAATGCTTGTATTCCATGTTGGACTAATCCTAATTTCTCATTTGATGCTGGTGATTGGAATTGGTGTCCTATATATAAAGGAACTGACAAACAACATATTTGTCAAAAATCAATTACTCCTATGCAAGTGTTTACTAAGGTTAAAAAGTTATTAAAGAATAAGAAATAATTAAATATGTATTGATATGGAACAAGTGTTTTTAACAAAAGAAGAAATTTCTGAATTAACTAATATTCAAAATGATGAAAGTCGTATTATCCAAAGTTTAGGATCATTAGAATACCAAATCCAGAATTTGAATATAGAAAAAGATAAGTTAAAACAAGATTTAATTAAACTTCAACAAAATAGTACTCGTGTAGGTGATTCACTTAGACAAAAATATGGAGACGGAACTATTAATGTTGAAACAGGAGAGTTTACTAAAGCAAATTAATTTTTGAGTCTCTCTTGAATATTTATAACAAAATAATAACCCAATTACAATGGCAGAAACATTAGTATCACCTGGTGTATTAGCAAGAGAGAATGACCAGTCGTTTATCACGCAGCAACCTATTCAGGCAGGTGCTGCTATCGTAGGCCCTACAGTTAAAGGTCCTGTAGAATTACCTACATTAGTAACATCATATTCAGATTATACCAATCGTTTTGGTACTACTTTTGAAAGTGGTAGTGACACTTACAGCTTTTTTACTTCATTAGCAGCTGAAAATTACTTTAATAACGGTGGAACTTCATTACTAGTAACTAGAGTAGTATCCGAATCATCAGATTGGACTTATGCAACCTCAAGTGCAATTCCTAACAATGTAGCATCTTCTGGAGGTTCTAGCTATATCTTAGAATTATCATCATCTGATGAATTAACAGCAGAAACAACTGGTTCTTATAAAGGTATTGCTATTAATATAGGTACTGAAAATGGTGGTAATGAAAGATATAATGATTACGTGTATATCCCTTACGCTTTATCGGCTGGGGTGCCTGGATCTTATTCAACTTCGACATCAACTAGAACTTATACTGTTAATGGTGTTACTAAACAAGATACAACTATTGTTTATTGGATTAATGCTGGTAGCAACTATGATATTGACGATTGGTCAGAATATGTAGGTAATACCATTAACGCTACTATTCCACAATTCGTTTCAGCTTCTTATTCCCCAGTTAGTAGCCAAGGTATTTTAGCTCTTACAGGTTCATCTCAATTATCACTTCCTCAAGATGCTGAAAATATTTCGGTTGTTCAATCTAATGGTATCCAATACCTTTACTTCAATAGCCCAACTTCTAACTATACTGAAATTGGTACTTGGCAAGGTGGCTCAAGTGGTACTTCAAATACAGCATTTGTTTTAGAAGCTATTTCCCAAGGTGAAATTTTCAACAACTCAGGTTCAATTCTATCTAATAATTCATTAGATTTAGGTACTAGAGATAATATTAGATGGGAAGTTGCAACATCAAATACTTCATCAGGTACTTTCTCATTAATTGTTAGAGGAGGTAATGATAACCAAAATTCTAAAGTAGTATTAGAAACTTGGAATAACTTATCATTAGACCCTAAATCTGATAACTATATTTCAAAAGTAATTGGTGATCAATATTATGACTACGATGCTGTTGAAAATTACATTAAGGTATATGGTGATTATCCTAATGCTTCTAGATATGTTAGAGTTAAATCTGTAGGTTACCAAACCCCAGATTACTTCGATAACACAGGTACAGCAAAATCTCAATATGTAGATTACCTCCCATTAGTAGGATCAGGTTCAGAAGGTGGTGCCTTTGGCGGTGCCGTAGGTAGTATTATCCCTTCAGGTAGAGTAATGAATATGTACCAAAACATCAATTCATCAGATTCTCAAGGTCTAGAAGGTACTGATTACGCTCAAATGTTAGTATTACTAGCTAACCAAGATGAATATTCTTATAACTTATTATTAGTACCAGGTCTTACAGATGCTACTCATGGAGCTCAAATCACTACAGCAATTAACAACGCTCAACAAAGAGGAGATAATTTAGTAGTAGTAGATCCAACAGCATACGGTGCTTCTATCACATCAGTACTAAATGAAGCTGGTGGTAGAGATACTTCATACGCTGCTATGTACTGGCCTTGGTTAAGAACTCAAGATCAAAACATTGGTAAAAATGTTTGGGTACCTGCTTCTACCTTAATGGGTGGTGTATTTGCTCAAACAGATGCTACTTCAGCACCATGGTTTGCCCCTGCAGGTATTAATAGAGGTGGTATTCCAACAGCAATTCAAGCTGAAAGAAAATTATCTCAAGCTAATAGAGATACTTTATACGAAGCTAATGTAAACCCAATTGCTTCTTTCCCTAACATCTCAGGTCCAGTAGTATATGGTCAGAAAACGTTACAGAAAAGAGCTAGTGCATTAGACAGAGTAAATGTTCGTAGATTATTAATTCAATTAAAATCTTTTATTTCACAAGTTTCTCAAAACTTAGTGTTTGAACAAAATACTATTGCAACAAGAACAAATTTCTTAGCACAAGTAAATCCATACTTACAAAGTGTACAACAACAACAAGGTTTATACGCATTTAAAGTAGTAATGGACGACTCGAACAACACACCAGACGTAATTGATAGAAATCAGTTAATTGGTCAGATTTTTATTCAACCAACTAAAACCGCTGAGTTTATTATTCTTGATTTCAACGTATTACCAACAGGTGCAACGTTCCCGCAATAAAAACTAAAAGATTAAATATTTATAATAAATAAATAGCACACAATGTCAGTATTATCATCATCAGAAATATTCTTCTCGGCGTTTGAACCTAAACAGCCAAATAGATTTGCTATGTACATGGATGGATTTCCAACATACATGGTAAAAGGTGTATCAGGTGTTAGTTTAACTCAAGGTACAGTTGAATTAAACCACATCAATGTCCAACGCTTTGTTAAGGGCAAAACTACGTGGGGATCCATTGATTTAACGTTGTTCGATCCAATCACACCATCAGGTGCCCAAGCAACAATGGAATGGTTAAGATTGCACCATGAATCAGTAACCGGTAGAGATGGTTATTCTGATTTCTATAAAAAAGATTTAACATTTAGAGTATTAGGTCCTGTAGGTGATGTAGTTTCTGAATGGGTGATTATGGGTGCTTTAATTACTGATCTTAGTTTTGGGGATTACAGTTGGGATACTACAGATGAAGCTGTAGAAATTTCAATGACTGTACAACCAGATTACTGTGTATTAAATTTCTAATAAAGAAAATTAAAATACTTTTAAAGAGAGCTTGGCTTCGGTTAAGCTCTTTTTTATCGTTATATGTATACTAGACAAACGTTTTAAATTAAATATATGAGTTTTAACTTACCAACTGAAATGGTAGATTTACCTTCGAAAGGTTTAGTCTATCCAGAATCAAACCCACTTTCTTCGGGTCAAGTAGAGATTAAATACATGACTGCTAAAGAAGAAGATATTCTAACAAATCAATCTTATATTAATAAAGGTATTGTAATTGATAAGTTATTAGAATCTGTAATAGTTTCAAAAATTAATTTTGATGACTTAGTTATTGGTGATAAGAATGCTATCATGATCGCTACTAGAATTTTAGGATATGGTGCCGAATATGATTTTACATGGAGGGGTGAAACTGTTCATTTAAATTTAGCTGAAATTGGATCTAAAGAATTTAATGAAGATTTATTTAGTACTAGAGATAATAATTTTGATTATATCTTACCATTTTCAAAAACTCCTATCACTTTTAAAATCTTAACTCATGGTGATGAAGGTAAAATTAATAAAGATCTAGAAGGTTATAAAAAACTTAAAACCCAAGAAAACCCAGAATTAACAACTAGGTTAAAATATACCATTACTTCTGTTGATGGTGATACAAGTAGAAGTACTATTAACAATTTCGTTGAGAACTATTTATTAGCCCGAGATGCTAAAGCGCTTCGTGCGCATATTTTAAATATCCAGCCAGACGTAGATCTGACTTTTTCCCCCCCTGGAAGTGAAGATAGAAAACCCATCCCAATTACTCTCAGCTTTTTTTGGCCTGACATCTAAAGAAGCCTCTAAATATAAAGTAAAAGTATATAATCATATTCATGAGATAGTATTTCATGGTAAAGGAGGGTATAGTTGGTTAGATGTATATAATATGCCTTTATGGTTGCGTACTTTTACTTTTAATAAAATTAAAGAATACTACGAAGAAGAAAATAAACAATTAAAAGAAGCTCAACAAGGTAAAGGAAAGAATACCAAATCACTAGTAGGCCCCGATGGTAAAGTAAAACCATCAGCTTTTAAAAGTATTCCTAAAAAAGCCTCTTATAAATAATATTTATTACATATAGATAGATTATGGCTTTAGGAGACGATTTTAAAAATTTAGAAAAAAATATTCGGGAGTTAAATTCTCAAGGTGTTGAATTAGAATCAACATTTAATGACATAGCTGACTCCATCCAAAAAGCCGGGAAAAATTCTACAGACTTTGGAAATGTAATAAGCACCTCAGCTAAAGATACTAAAAACTTAGCTAAAAAAGCAAGTGAATTAGCTAAATTTAGTAAAGAAGATCTTAAAAATAAAAAACAAGCTAATTCTTATTCTAAAAAAGCCCAAGAATTAGCCCGTGAACAACGTAAAGTCCAAGCCGAAATTGCTTATCTTGAAGAAGCAAGGGTAAATGCTACTGAAGCAGAAAGAGAAAATATAGACCAAGCATTAGAAGGGCTGTACGCAGCCTCCGATGCATCTCGAGAAGTAGCAGAAGGTTATCAAGAAATAGTAGGTGCTAATAATAAATTAAATAGTAATACTAAATATTTAGATACTCTTCATGATACTTTAGCTTCTATTCCTGGTCTAGGACCATTGATTGCTGGTCCATTTAAAGAAGCAGGCCAAGCTATGAGAGAAGTAGCTATTGAAGGTGGTGGATTTTTTGAACAAGCAACAGCGGGTGCTGATGTATTAGCAAGTAAATTTGGTCCTGCATTTTTCTTAGGAAGTTTATTTAAAGCAAACTCAGCAAGTACAGAGTTAGGTAGAAATCTTGGTATTTCTAGAGAACGAGCTACTGAAATGCGAAGCGAGTTTAATCTCGTAGCTATTAATTCAGGTAAATCTTATCTGAATGTTGAAAATATGTCTAAGGCTATGTCTAATTTAGCCTCAGAAATAGGTGTTGTAGCTGGGTATACTAATGAACAATTAGCCGCTACAGTTGAGATGACTGAAATAATGGGTCTATCTAATACAGAAGCTGCTCAAAGTGTTAAATATGGTATTCAAAATGGTCAAACCCAAGATGAAATTCATGCTGCTATTTTAGATCAGGTAGTTGCTGAATCTAAAAAAACAGGTATTCAACTTGATGGTAGAAAAATTCTATCAGAGGTATTAAAAATCAATGGTCAACTCTCAGCTATATATGGGTATAATACAGAAGAAATTGCTAGGGCTGTAGTTCAAACTCAAAAACTAGGTTTATCTTTAAAAGATGCCGCTTCAATTGCTGATGGGTTATTAGATTTTGAATCATCTATTGCTAATGAAATGGAAGCTGAATTAATGTTAGGTAAAAACCTAAACTTTGAATCAGCTCGTATGAAAGCCCTTACAGGTGATATTGCTGGTGCTGCCCGAGAAGTAGCGGATCAATTTGGTAATGCTGAAGAATTTTCTAGATTAAATGTATTACAACAAAGATCATTAGCTCAAGCAGCAGGTTTAACAGTAGACCAACTTTCAGATGCCGTACGCGAAAGACAAGTATTAAATACTCTTGGAGCCTCAAACATTCAACAATTAGCAGAACAAGGTAGATTAAATGATTTATTAACAGTTGAAGGTGGAGAACAGTTATTACAACAATATAAACAACAATCTGCTGCAGAAAAATTTCAACAAGCTGTTGTAAAAATTCAATCTGCTGTAGGTGCTATAGTAGAAGGTCCTTTAGGAGGATTAATAGATGGATTCGCTAATTTAGCTAGCAGTGCAGGATTTGTATACACAACTTTAGGTTTAATTGGTGCTTTTAGTTTAGCAAAAACTATTGGTCAATTAGCTACAATGGCTATAACTATGTGGAGTGGAGCTACAGCTGCTATTACAACAGCTGCAGCTATAACCTTTGGTTTAGGTTTAGCAGCAATTGTTGGGGGTATTGCTTACGCTATGAGTCAAGCTAAAAGTACTGAAAATGAAGTAGCAACTATGAATGATGGGGTAATCCCACCTGGATATGGTGATCGTATTATATCTACTAAAAAGGGTTCAATCGCATTAAATAATGAAGACACTCTTATAGCAGGTACTAATCTAACAGGTGGAGGGAAAAACCCAGATAATTCAAAAGAAATGATAGCTTTACTAAAACAAATTGCTAATAAAGAATCTACAGTTCAATTAGATGGTTACAAAATGGGTACAGCTCTTGCCCTTGTTTAATATTTATAATAAAATGTAATATATTATGAGTTTAAAAGATCAATTAACCCAAAAAGGAAGTCTGTATTCTAAATACAATGGTACTAGTATCCCAACAAATAAACTGGCAACTAAAATGTCAGAATTACACGCTGACCCTTCAGGTAAGCCAGGTTATTCCCTAGATGGTGGATTTACAGCAACTGTAAGTACTGCTTACCAAAAATATGATGATGGCGATGCTGTAAATATTTTACCAAAACCTTCGAATTTAGATGTTAATGGTGTAACTCCAAAAACAGCCCTTAAAGATGTTAATACTCCAAGTATTAATAATTCTTTTAAAAAAGGTACTTACATCGGTAATTTCCCAGAATAATAAATGCCAGGATTACTCAAAATACTAACAGACCCAGGAAATTTTAGATTTTACTCGGGTAAAGGCAGTTCATCATCCCCTACTGAATTTGGTCAACGTGATATTGAATTTTCAAACGATAGACCAGATGGAGCTTATAGTGGACAGCCTTACATTAAAACTAGTATCCCAGATGTAATCCCACCAAACACCCCAGATTTTATTATTAGGGGGGGAGAGGTAGGTGCTCCCCTAACAGCAGCTACTGATACTAGTAGAATATACAAAATGTTTACCGATACTAGATCCACAAACGGATTATTCTTTACAGGTAAACAAAATTTATTAGCTCGTCAAAACCCAAAACAAGTTGGTACTAATCGAGTATATGATCCTCTAAATACTTTAGCTCAAATCCCTTTAAATGTTATAGGTCAACACATTGCAAAAGATGCTAGTGATCCTATCTCTGCTGCTACTTATGTAAACAACGATGAAAATAGGTACAGAACCTTAGTAAAAAATCTAGACCAAGAAGGAATTAATAGGTTAGCAGGATTATATGATCGTTTAGCTCCAAAAACTGATTCTGATGGTAACGATAAAATTAAAAATGTATCTTTAAAATCTGAATTTGGAATTCCTTTACCTAACAGATTTAATAGAAATCCTAATGTACTTTTATCATATAGAGGAGGTGCTGAATCTGATTTTGGTATAGATAAAACACGTATAAATAGATACTCCTTTACTGATTCTTATGATACTCAAATTAAAAATTTAGATCAAAACAGAAAATTATTAGGTTTACAAGGAGTGTTAAACATTAAAAATTTTAAAGGTAACACTTTAAGTCTTTCCCAAATAAATGACCTAGCATCTGTCTCCTCTAACCTCCCCGCAGGCTCTATTATTTTTAATGGGAGCTCTTATATAATATCTACTTTAGGTATTTCTGATACTAATACTATAGATAACTACCCAAATACTCAAGATATTACTGTTTCTCAACGTATAACTTCTTTTACTAGAGGGTATAGAGAAAACCCAAAAGCGGGTAATACAACAGATCCTACAGCATTAAGTTTAGATGAATATGGTTTTAATAATATAGATCGTTCTAATCAAGATCGCCCTAATATGTACGCTAAGGGTAATCAAATGAAGGGTACCCGCTTTGAATACTCAACCCCAGGTGATCTTTATCCTACATTTACAAGAACCCCCGCGTATGTAGATCCTGATTATGTTACTTTCTCTATTGGTATCCTAAATTATGATATGGATGTTAATACAAATATTGATTATGAAACCTCAGAAGGAGAAATATATAAAACTGACAAAACAACCTCAGGGTATTTTTATAAATGGTTAAACTTTAAAGCATTAATTGAGCCCTTCTCAGATAATTATACTGCGGCTTGGGATACATTTAAATATATTGGTAGAGGTGAAGATTTTGCTACTTATCAAGGTTTTACTAGAACTATGAGTATGCCTTTTAAGGTAGCAGCCTTTTCTAACCAAGATTTAATAGGAAATTATTATAAATTAGGACAACTTGCTTCTGCTTTAACTCCTAATTATAACCGAAGTGGGGGTTATATGAGAGGTCCTTTAGTAAGAATTACAATTGGTGATTATATTAAAAACCAATGGGCTTACATTACAGGTTTAGGGTACAAACCTTTAGAGGGTAGTCCTTGGGAAACTAATAAAGCAGCTGATAATAGCATATTAACCCCATCTGAATATAAATGGAAAGGTGAAATGCCTCATCATATTGATGTAACTGATTTTTCATTTACTCCAATTCATAACTTTGTTCCTAAAACCTTTGATGGTAGATTTATACATAAGAATGATGTTGAGATTGCTCGTAAAGAGATATTTAACTATTCAGATGGAACTCAAGCAACTTATGTTAATGAAGATAATAATATAATAAACTATGATAATATATTATCTAATTTAACAACCAAAACAGAACCTAGATAATAATGAATCGTTATAAAAATACAGAAGTACTAAAAACTAAAAAGGATACAAGTTACTATTCAACTACCTTGTATCCCATAATTTTTCCTTCTCAAGAAGATACTTACGTTACTACTACAATAGGAGATAAGTATGATACTTTAGCGTTTGAATTTTATGGTGATTCTTCTTTATGGTGGGTTATATTATCTGCTAATAATAACCTCCCAAAAGACAGTTTATACCCACCCCCAGGTACTATATTAAGAATCCCAGGTAACATAAGTAATATTTTAAATGAGTATAGAAGTTTAAATAATTTATAAGGTTATGGCAGAAATAAAAAACAAAGGGGAATTAGTTTTAGGCGCTTCTTTTAAACCTTATGTTAAAGGTCAGATTACAGCACGCCAATCAATGTTATCTTTAGATCCAACTACTTCATTCGATGGAGAAGATACAGTATTAAAAAATTATGGTAAAACTGCTTGGATAAGATTAGCATCTTCTATAGATGTAAGTGAGGAGATAAACAAAGAACTAAACATAAATAACCCAGATGTTCAGAACCTTGATTTACAAAGGGAATTAGCTCGAAGAATGGTTTTATTTAATGGTGTTCAAGATTATTGGTCTTCTTATAAAGGATTATCAAACTCTACTATGCAAATGTTTGATAACCGTCCCCAAGTTAGATCTAGTGGACCTTACGATGAAGGTGGATCTGTAGGGTATGGTGGTATAGAACAAGGTTTTAAAGCTATGCCCGGGATAACTGATATAAAAGTAACTCCTAAAGAAAGAGGTGGTATTAGGGATATTACTATTAATATTAAAGCTCATAATATTAGACAATTTGAACTATTAGAATCTACTTATTTACGTTTAGGATATCATATACTATTAGAATGGGGATGGAGTAACTACCAAGATAATGGTGGTTCTCAAGTAGTACGCGATGATCTTTATACTTCACCTTTCGGTAAATTTTTTCAAATTGAAGGAAATGGTGAACCTGAATATTATTCTATATTAGATTCTATTCTTGCAGAAAAAGAAAAATCAGAGGGAAACTATGATGCGGCTTTGGCCCGTATTTATAATTTTAATTGGAAACTCAACCCTGATGGTTCTTACGATATATCTTTAAGAGCCTTATCAGCAGGTGCTGTATTAGAAAGTTTAACTATTCCTAGTCTCCCAAACAATGAAATATCTCGTATTAATGCCCAACTTGCTGCTTTAGAATCCGATCCTGATGATGAAGATGAACAAGCAAAAATTCAAGAACTATTTAATGCTAATAAAAGTACAATCCATAATTGGTTATACATTTTAAATAAAATTCTTCAAAATGATAGAAACATAGATGCTTGGAAAACATTATATGCTAAAAATTTCTTCTTACAGGGCACTAAATGGAAAAATACAGCTTCTCCTCGAGATGTTTATGGAAGGTTAGATACTACAACTTCATCTACTGGACGAGATAACTGGGTATCTTTATCAGGATTAGTCCCTCTATATGAAAATGGTAAATGCCCCTCAGTACTTGGATATCAAAAACCTACTTATCTTGGGGCTTTTCATAAAGACTTTAGAAAAGCAGGTACACCTAATGTAGAATTTGAAAGTCATTCTTTTGTATCTTTATCTAATTTATTAGCTTTTATATCCCAAGTATGTTTATACTATGACGAAAACTCCTCAGGAGAAAAATCTCCTATTATAGATATATTTTACGATAAAGATAAAAATAAATGTTATAATTTTCCTGTACTTCCTGGTGTCTCAACTACTTCACTTTTTTCTCCTATCCCCTCAACTTGTTTAGTAGGAGGTCACTATACTAAAGATAAAGGAACTACTGTTAATAGAATGTTCCCTGATGTATATCCTCTTTGGAGTGATGGTTTTTGTCTGAATACCCAAGGTAATACCACCTATACCCCCCAAATTCATAGTAAATATGGAGGAAGACATATGAACATATTCCTTAATACTGAATTTATTAAAGGGTGTGCTGACTCAAATTATGATGAAGTAGAACATACTGTTAAACTAATGCCTTTTTTAGAAAGTATATGTAAAGGTATTAATAGCTCTATGTTTGGGGTTTTAAATTTAACTCCAATAATTGATCCTGATACTAATGTTCTCCATATTATAGATTATTCACAAAGACCTAAAGATGCTAATGCAATCCCAAAACCTGCTATATTTAGAGTATCAGGTGTTAATACTAATGAAAAGAATGGAGCTAGTTTTTTAAAAGATGTTTCTATTACTAGTGAAATTTCTAAAAATATAGCAAACCAATTAGTAATAGGGGCCCAAGCTAATGGGGTAGTAACAAGTAATCTCCCAACAGCATTAACTGAATTTAATAATGGATATAAAGATAGAGTATTTAAAGAAGTTTTAGATGCTAAATCTTCTGAACTAGGTTTAAGAATAGATCCTTTAGCTTCTGAAGAAGAAAAAAGAAAACTAAGGCTTCAACAAGCTGAAACTGAAGCTGCTAATAAATTATTCTTATCACAATACTTACTACTTATTAAATATTGTAATATTCTAAATGCTAATAAACTTCCATCTGCGAACATAAAGGAAAACCTCGCTACTTCAGTTGAATCTATTATTAAATATGAATTATCACAAATTACTAATAATATTACTACGTTAGAGGTTAATGGAAAAGTTATACAAGGTCAAAACCCCCCAGGATATATTCCTATTAATTTAAATCTTTCAATGGAAGGTCTTTCTGGGATGGGATTATTCGAAAGGTTTTCTATTACTGAAGAATATTTACCTAAATCTTATAGGAATACTTTTGATTTTATTATTAAAGGTATGACTCACACTGTAAAAAACAATTACTGGACTACAGACATTGAATCATTTTGTGTTCCTAAACCAAAAATTGTAGAATGGACAAGTACTACGGGTACTACTGGCTCCTCAGGCTCTTCAGGCTCTTCAGGTACTACTGGTACTTCAGGTACTACTGGTACCTCAGGTACTTCAGGAGGATCACATTGTGCTACTGACCCAAATGATAATTACGGTAGATTAATAGGAGATGCTTCCCAAATCCCAGCTCCTTATAATACCCAAGTTCCAGTAGATGGTAATAAAAATATAATTTATGCCTTATTTAGACTTGCAGGATTTACTCAATTCCAAGCTGCGGTTGCTTTAGGTAATGCTCAAGGTGAAAGTAACTTTAATAATTTAGCAATTGGAGATTCTTGTCAAAGTTATGGTTTATTTCAATTACACACCGTAAGAGGTGTAGGATATGGGCTTTTACGTGGGGATTATTTAGGTAAAGGATTAATCCTTGAAACATCTCAAAGATATGAATTATTTGATCCTTACGTAAATACTTTAGCTATAATGGCTGTAGCAGCTAAATATAAACTCCAAAATACAATTGATTTAAATTCAGCAGTATCATTATTTGTAAATAAAGTAGAACGTCCTGCAAATAGAGCAGCAGCTATAACAAAACGTACAAAGTATGCTAAAAACTTTACAAATTATACAATCACTCCTTCTACCTTAGATGCAATTATAAATGAGTTAAATACTAGAACAATTACTACAACTAATGTTATGAGAACCCAAAGCACAACTCAAACATTAGGCCAAGTATTTAAACAGTTATACACTTATTATAATACTTCCCTATCAACATCATTAGCAACTCAATCTGATGCTTCTGCTATACAAACTTATAGAGCTAAAATTAGATAAAGATGTATTACCCAAAATTCCTTTTAAAAACTAATTTATATACTAATGGAGGTGAATTTACTCTATCGGGGGAATCTTATATAGGGTATTACTATGAAACTCCTGATGGAAAATACTACACTCAAAAAAGTCCCGACTTTAAACCTAATTTTAAACTAGAAAAAATCAACCAACTACCAGAGTCTGATAATATTAGTTATGTTAATAGAGTCCCTGAATATTATTTAAATAACCCGGATCAAATACCTTCACCCAACCCTAAATCTTATTATCCTATACTTACAGATGAAGATTATGATAAAGGAATATTTGTTAGATACTTTACTAAACCTTACACTGATCACAATTATAAAGAGATAGATAATTTAACCTATACTCAATTAATAACTAAATCTCCTAAAGTTAATCATACTCGATATACTACTATTTTTATGAATTGGATTTTAACAGGAGAAGAAAAAGATGTGGCTTATCAAAATAAAAGTATTATATTATCAACTGAAACAAATACTGATTTTAAGTATTTAGGAAGGTTTTTAAATAATAATTATTTACAATTTTATAAGTAAGGTTTTAATAAGTGTTTTGGTTAATTGAAAATAAAGAACAATTTTCAAAGTTACAAAATAGCGGTTTTAAAGAGGCATTCGTAGAGATTATCCCAAATAATCCTTACCAACATCCTACTAAAAACTCTGTATGTGCCTTTTATGTAAGACCTACTCTAGGTCATAAGGGATATGTTCTA